AGTTGATGAAGCTTCCGATGAAGAAGTTGAAGAAGACGACGACGAAGAAGTTAAAGAAAACTTTGACTTAGACGAGTTTGAAGTCGAAGCTGATCCAATGGATGTAGGCGGCGATGCAACTGACGAATTAGAAAAAGATCTAGACGGCGATAGTGATGACGACGACGATGACGCACCAGAAGGTGATGTTGAAGATCGTGTTGAAGACCTAGAAGACGCACTAGACGAACTAAAAGCAGAATTTGAAAAAATGATGTCAGGTGACGAAGGCGAAGACGACGGCGAAGAAGCTGACGACGATGCTGAAGGCGGCGAAGAAGATGATGCGGGCATGCCAGATTTAGGTATGGACGACGAAACTGAAGAGTCTGCAGGCGAAGAGCCTTTCCAGGCAACAATTACACCTTTATCAGCTGGTGAGCAAATGCGTGAATACGTAGAAAAAGTATCAGCTAAAATGGGCGACAACGGAGCAAACACTAAAAGTTCAGTTGCAGGCTCAAATAACATGGGCGGCACAGCAGGCAACTTAGTACAAGGTACTGAAGAGTCAGGTGGCGAGCATGCTGGTCTAGGCGATATGAACGCTAAGGACCAAGACGGCGGCAATGTAAATGTACCAGGCGGAAAAGCTTCTAAATCTTTAAAAGCAGCTCCAGGCCACGGTGCAGAGAAAAAAGGCAAGCCAGAAGCAGCAGCTGACAAGTCATCGCTTATCGGCAGCAAGTAAGTTAAGGAAGACTGAATGATACAGCTACAAGAGAACTTGACATTTGACCAGGCGAAGATGGTAGTCGAATCTTCCACTGAAGGTAAAGACCTTTATTTAAAAGGTATTATTATCCAAGGTGGAATTCGAAATGCTAATCAGCGAGTGTATCCTGTAAATGAAATTGGCAGGGCTGTCAAAACTCTCAACGATCAAATCACTGGAGGATATAGCGTTCTCGGAGAAGTTGATCATCCAGATGGACTTAACGTTAACCTTGACCGGGTATCGCACATGATTACGGAAACGTGGATGGAAGATGCAAATGGTTATGGAAAAATGAAGATATTACCGACCCCTATGGGACAACTAGTTAAAACAATGCTTGAGAGCGGAGTTAAACTAGGTGTTTCGTCTAGGGGATCGGGTAATGTTTCAGAAGACGGAAGCGGCGAAGTTTCCGACTTCGAAATAATTACGGTAGACGTAGTAGCACAACCAAGTGCTCCAGGCGCTTACCCGACTCCGATATACGAGCACCTAATGAATGCACGTGGCGGAATGAAGGCATACGAAATGGCACAGGCAACAAGACACGATCCAAAGGCACAGAAGTATCTAAAGGAATCGCTAATAAATATTATTAGCAAACTCCAATAAACTAGGAGAAGAAAGTATGATAGATGCACTAAAAACACTTTTTGAAAATGACGTGGTATCATCTGAAATCAAGGCTGAGATTGAAGAAGCATGGAATAGCAAGATTCAGGAAAACAAAATGCAGGCAACTGCTGAGTTACGTGAAGAATTTGCTACAAAGTATGAACACGATAAAGAGACTATGGTCGAAGCTATCGATAACATGCTGTCTGAGCGACTTCAAGAAGAAATTGCAGAGTTTGCTGACGACCGCAAACAACTTGCAGAAGCAAAAGCGAAGTATGCTGTTGCACAACGTGAGAATGCAAACTTACTCAAAGGTTTTGTTGCTGAGCAATTAGTAAACGAAATCAAAGATTTACATGAAGACAAAAAGGTTATGGCTGATAATTATGCCAAACTAGAAGAGTTTATTGTAGATGCCTTGGCTAACGAAATATCCGAATTCCAAGAAGACAAAAAAGACTTAGCCGAAACCAAGGTACGCCTTGTACGTGAAGCTAAGAACCACTTTGCTAAAGTTAAGAAAAACTTTATCGAAAGAAGTGCTACAGCAGTATCTGAAATGGTTGGTAAATCACTGAAAGGTGAAATCCACGCATTGAAAGAAGATATTGACACAGCACGAAAAAATGACTTCGGTCGTAAAATCTTCGAAAGCTTTGCTTCTGAATATGGTACTAGCTACCTAAATGAAAATTCAGAGACTGCTAAACTAATTAAAGTTGTGGACATGAAAAACAAGCAACTTGACGAAGCGAAACAGTTTGTAAAGAAGGCGAAAGCAATCGCTGAATCAACACACGCAGATAAAAAGCGTATTGTTGAAGCAGCAACAAGAAAAGACTTAATTAGCGATTTACTTGGGCCATTGGCAAAAGATCAACGCGAAATTATGACAGATTTACTGGAATCAGTTCAGACCGTGAAATTAAGAACACAGTTTGACAAATACCTACCAGCGGTAATCGACGGTAATACTCCAGCTAAGAAGGCTAAATTAACAGAAGGCACTGAAGTAACAGGCAACAGAAAACAAACTACAACTAGTTCATCACAGCAAGCAAGCGTAGATACGTCAAGCGACAACGTCGTTGACATCAAACGTTTAGCTGGTTTAAATTAAGGAGATAATTATGTCAGAACTACTAGAAAGCCGCTGGCAGGATACGAAAACTGCACTTTTGGAAGGCCTACAAGGCAACAAAAAAGGCGTAATGGCTACCACTTTAGAAAATACCCGTAGGTATTTGTCTGAAACAGCCGTTGCAGGTACAACATCCGCCGGTAATGTCGCAACTCTTAACAGAGTTATCCTACCCGTCATCAGACGTGTAATGCCAACCGTTATTGCTAACGAATTAGTTGGTGTTCAGCCTATGACAGGTCCTGTGGGTCAAATCCACACGCTACGTGTTCGTTATTCGGATACGTTCAACGCAGGTGCATCAGGTGCAACTGCTGGTGAAGAAGCACTTAGCCCGTTTAAAATTGCTGAGTCTTATTCAGGTACAACTGCTGGAGTAGCTGCTAACACAGCCGTTCTAGAAGGTGCAGCTGGTAATAAGCTTTCGATCCAAATCTTAAAGCAGACAGTTGAAGCGAAAACTCGTAAGTTGAGTGCTCGTTGGACTTTTGAAGCTGCTCAAGATGCACAATCAATGCATGGCATTGACGTTGAAGCAGAAATTATGGCTGCTTTAGCACAAGAAATTACAGCTGAAATTGATCAGGAAGTAATTTCGAGTCTAACTACTCTTGCTGGTACAGCAGGACAAACTTATGACCAAGCAGCGGTATCTGGTACTGCTACTTTTGTTGGTGACGAGCATGCTGCTTTAGCTGTTCAAATCAACAGAGTATCAAACCAAATCGCTCAGCGTACACGTAGAGGCGCAGGTAACTGGGCTGTTGTTAGTCCTTTTGCACTAACAATTCTACAGTCTGCTACAACTTCAGCGTTTGCAAGAACAACTGAAGGCACTTTTGAAGCTCCAACTAACACTAAGATGGTTGGTACTTTGAATAATGCAATGAAAGTATATGTTAACACATATGCTGCAGACAACGCTAACATCGTTGTTGGTTACAAAGGCTCTAGCGAGTCTGATGCGGCAGCATTCTATTGCCCATACATTCCGCTAATGTCCTCAGGTGTAGTACTGGATCCAGGTACATTTGAGCCAACAGTAAGCTTTATGACACGTTACGGTTATGTGGAGTTAAACAACACAGCATCGTCACTTGGTAATGCAGCTGACTATCTTGGTGCAGTAGCTATTACTTCAGGAAACGTTAGCTTTAGCTAATATTACACTGTAGTAAGACTAATTAAAATAGGTCCTTTAGGGGGCCTATTTTTTTGACTTGTGTTTCACTTTGATAAATACATTGTCAAAGAGAAGAACCTCGATGATGAGGACTTATGCGGACCCGCCGTGTAGACCTAGAACGTCAACTTATTAAGGAGAAAAACAATGGGAAGACCAATTAATAAAAAACATATCGGAGACGGTACAGGAAAGATTCAAGTAACAGCAGTGAGATTCGCAGCCGGCGCAGAAATAGCAGCGGCAACAGAGTCACATATTGTGTCACAGCGTTCAACTAACAAGTTTAACGTTACTGACGGAACCAAGACTGAAGTTTGTACACTAGTTAACAAAACACCTGGAGCGTTAGCTGCAAGTGAATTTTGCATTAACGTTGCAGACAGTGCAGGTGTTACTAAGCAGGTTACTAAACTTCGCAACAGAACAATGCAAGTTGAAGGTAACTCAAGTGCTAAGTGGGCCAGAAGTGCCACAGGTACTTCAACAGCAGTTGAAAAACCAATTACAGGCGCAACAGCAGCTAACCCAGTTGTTATTACATCTAACGGTCACACCCTTGCAAACGGAACTAAAGTTTCGATTCGCGGAGTAGTTGGCATGGTAGAGCTTAACATTGAAACTGCATACACTGTAGCTGCAACTGCAACAAATACTTTTGCACTAGCAGGAGTTGACGGTAGTGGATTTACTGGTTATACATCAGGTGGCGTAGCAACAGCTGCAGCTACTACAGCTGGCAGTATTGTAGTAGACGCTCAAGCATCGTAATAGGATATAACTAATGTCTAAGTATGTAAATGTACCATCAGGAAATTATAGTCTCGCTGTACAAAACAGCGGAACTATTACACTCAATACTGGTCCTCAAGTAGGATCAGTAATAATTACGGGTGACTTAACTGTGCAAGGTAGTACTACTACAGTTACTTCAGAGAATTTAGAGATTAAAGATAATATCTTAACACTAAATTCAGGAGAAACTGGAACAGGTATTACACTTGACGATTCAGGTTTAGAAATGGATCGTGGTACATTTGTTAATGCATTATTCACATTTAATGAAAACATTCAATGGTCAGATCCTGTAACGGATACTACAAAAACCGGCGGCTTTGTTTTTAAAGATGCAAATAATGCGTTAATAGGTATTAGGACTAATAACATCAATACTGGTGGCGGTGATTTATATTTAATAAACGCCGGCACTGGTACTGTTAGTGTTACTGGTACAGTAGATTACGAAGCTAACGTTTCAGATGACGACGATCTTACTAATAAAAAATATGTTGATGATGCTATTACTAATGCGTTTAGTACTGTTAATATATCTACAATTGGACAAGGTAGTGTAGGAACACAAACAGCTATTGCTATTGCAGACGTAGATGTTTCTGGAGTACCTAGTTATATTGATTTCGCTATTGACGGTGTTGCTAATACTAGACTTTATGAAGATAGACTTGAACTACCAGAGGTTAGAATAGTAGGTTCACTGATTGAAACTACTTCTAGTAACCAAGACATGATTATTAGTTCTCCAGGAACTGGTGTAGTACAAGTTGATGATACTCTGCATATAAGACAAGCAGTATCAACTCCAACAGCACCTGCAGATGGAAACAAACTTTATATGGCTACTGAAGCGTATGGACAAACAGGAATGTTTTTCGTAAATGCACAAGGTACTAGGGATGAACTAATAAGTAAGAATAGAAGCATACTTTATAGTATGATATTTTAGGAAAAAACATGGCAATTATATCCGCACAAGTAAAAACAACAAACACTGACATACTAGACCCAACTGGTGTAGGTTCGCCTGCAGGCGCAGTACCAACTGGAAAAACGTATGCAATTACAAATATGATAATTTGCAATAACAGCACAAGTGCTGCTGCAACACTTGATATTCATTTAGTTAAGAGCGGTACAGCACTGTCTAATGCAGTAACAAGAATAGCACATGACTTATCGTTACCAGCAAAAGAAACATTTACATTTGACACTGAAAAAATTATTTTAGATCAAGGTGATAAAATTGTGCTTATTGGCTCGCCCGACATTGGAGCAGGATTATCTAATTTGTCTGCAACTGTAAGCTATTTGGAAGTCTAAAAATGAGATTCCTTAAACAACAAAGTACTAACACACGTGGCACAATTGGCACTGGTATTAGATACACTACTAATAATCAAGCAGTTATTGATGGAACAGAAGCAATTGTTGTACCAATAGGAACAACAGGCCAACGCCCGTCATCGGCTATTAATGGACAAATTCGATATAACACAACAAACAATGAGTTTGAAGTTTATGAGAATAATGAGTGGAAGAATTTAAGATACGCTGAACCAAACCCAGTTGGAATTACTCAACAAAATGTAGGCACAGGTGATGGCTCAGAAACTACATTTGGACCATTAGCAAGTGGAGATCCAGATTATCCAGTTCCGGCAGCTGCACAAAATGTTTTAGTATTAATAGAAAACGTTTTTCAAATTAGTACAACAAACTATACACTTGTACAAAATCCAAGTTCAGGGCCAGGAGCACCTTATGCTACAGGCTATTACATTGTTTTTGGAACAGCAGTCCCAACCGGCAAACCAGTAACAGTTATACATAACTTCGATAAGTAATTCCTATAAATATAGTATAGGAGTTAATAATGGCGCTAGGTAGAATTGGTGGAGGCGTTCTAAAAGATAATTTAGAACGCAACGGATCAAACTTAAATTTTAAAAATACAAGCGGTGCTGTTGCATTACTCCATCTTGACGTTGTAAATTCAAGAGTTGGAATTAATACAGAATCTGCAGCATCTGGTTATTCACTAACATTACCGACTCCTTTATACACACAACATTTTAATGCAGACTATGTTAATACCCAAAACTGGACTATTGATACTAGCAGGATATATCAAAATAGCGGAGATATAAATCTTAGCGGAGCAAACAGTGTATTCCTTTCTGGACTACTAACAGACAACTTAACAGTTAGACAGAATACAATTAGATCTAATCAATCTAATGAAACTATCAGTTTAGAGCCTAGTGGAACAGGAACAGTTGAAATATTTTCAGATTGGAATTCAACTGGTGATATACATGCAAGCGGAAATATAACCTTCGGTGGTGACTTAGTATTAGGTGACGATGACGATGACACAGTTACTTTTCAAAGCGATGTAAATAGTCATATACTTCCTGATGTTAATGATGTATCGGAATTAGGTGCGTCTAGTAAAAACTGGAATGAGTTACGTGCATCTACATTAAACTCTGCATCTGTTGCAACGCCAGGACTTAATGTTAATACAAATGTAATAACAGCAACCCAACTTAATACTAATTTAAACTTATCTCACACAGTTAGTGGTAAAACAGTTGACGCTAATTTAGTACTACTTAAAAATGGCACTATATCAACCACAGGAATAACTTTAGGATTTGATGTAACAAATGAGTTAAGTATTATATCAACTACAGCATTAACTCTACCAATAGGTGATAGTTTAGCTCGCCCTACTACTGAAGGCGGACTTAGATTTAACAATGCTACAACTTTGTTTGAAGGCAGAGCAGATACAGGATATATGCCACTAGGAGGAGTATACTCAGATGATAGTCAAACTAGTTTAACTGCTCACCCTACTAATGATACTATACTATTTCGTGCAAACAACACTACTTCTGGAGTAGTAAACTCAACAGGAATAGAGCTAAATGCGTTACAAGTTGGTGACGTTAATTTTAACGGAAGTACTCTTACTACTACAACAACTGATACTAATCTAAACTTAGTACCAGCAGGAACTGGAAAAATAGTTATTGATAATATTACTTTTAATAGTGATGGTACTATTACTAATACTACTAATACTGTATTAACTATTGATCCTACAGGACAAGGCTATCATAAAGTATTAGGAACTAACGGAGTTGTAATTCCTTATGGTACTGACGGCGAACGCTGGGCTGCACCTGCAATAGGTGATACTAGATGGAATACTGATTTGTCAATTTTAGAAACTTGGAACGGCACACAATATATTGGTTCAGCAGGAGCCAGCGGCACAGTTACCGCAGAATACGCTGCTGATCTCTTCTTACAGTATACAATTATACTAGGTTAATTAATCCCCCATTTCGATAAATACTATTGCTGCAACGTATGACCTTACATGCAGTGACACACTGTGGTTAACCAGCAAAGAGCCCTTAGGGGATGAGAGTTTGGCTAGAGGGACAGGATCCCCGTATTGAGGAGAGAAGATGGCTATTGGTCGCATTAGTGGTCCGCTCTTAAAAGCAAATCTACTTCGTGAGGGAGTAAACTTAGCTTTTGAGACAGATTTACTATATCTAGATGTTAATAACAGCCGCGTTGGTATCAACAACGCAAGCCCCCAATACGATTTAGATGTTACAGGAACAACCAGAACACCCGGTCTACAAGTTAGTGGAACTGCTTCTATTGGCAATGTACAATTTAGTGGAAGTACAATTAGTACAACCGCTAATACACTTGTATTAGGAACAGCAGACAACGTTGTTTATAACAAACGATTAACTATTGACACAATTGATATTACAGATAATATCATTTCAACAAACGCATCTAATGCAAATATAGAATTTGTTCCGAACGGTACTGGTACTGTTGAAATAATCGGAAACACAAATGTTCACGGAAATATTACAGCAACAGGAAATATTACAGCAAATGGTAATATTACTATTGGTGATGCTGATACTGACAACGTAACATTTAATGCTGACGTTGCAAGTAACATTATACCAGATACTACTAACACATATAATTTAGGGTCTGCTACAAAGAAATGGAATAATGCATATATTAATGATGCTATAGTTACACAAGCAAACGTAGGTGACATAAACATTGGATCATCTACTATACAAACATCAGTTTCAAATGCAAACTTAGAGTTACGTGCAAATGGCACAGGTAGTATAGTAGTAGATGATTTAAGTTTTAAAAATGCAGTAATTACAAGTACAGGCGACCTTACACTTGCTCCTGCAAACGGAAATGTAAGTATAACAGGAACAGGATCATTAAAACTTCCTGCTGGTACAACAGCTCAACGTCCGACCGCTGCCCCTGGTAAATTAAGATATAACAGTGATACAAACAGCTTTGAAGGATACAATGGTTCTAACTGGATTGTACTTAACGGTGTGCAAGACCTTGATGGCAATACTAATGTTACAGCAGAATTAACACCTGGTGCAAATGACGATACTATAAGATTTAATGTTGCTGGTAGTACAATAGTAGATATCACTAGCACACGTTTAAATGCTCCAAAAGTAACTGTAGATGACATAGTAATTAATGGAAGTACTGTTAGTACTATTACTGCTAATACAGATTTAAACTTAGATGCAAACGGCACAGGTAGCGTAGTATTTGATAGTACGCTAAGTATTAAAGACAACACTATAACAAACTTAACTAATAATGGAATAACTACTTTTGCCCAAAGCGGCTCAGGCTATTTAAAATTTGCAGGAACAGGTGGATTTGTTATGCCTGTAGGAACATCAGCACAACGTCCTGCAGCAGTTGAAACCGGAATGATGAGATATAATACAGAAGAATCAAGAGTAGAAGTTTATGACGGATCGTGGGGATCAGTTGCTGGCGCAGGTGCAGGTATTTCTCAAGGCGATGCTGAAAATATTGCATTAGAATTAATCATAAGTTTAGGATAATAGAATGGCAACAACGTTTAGAAATAAAGTAGTAAAAGATATTGGAACTATGAAAATAGTTGCAATAACAACTAACGGTAGTACACGCTCAACGATTATTGGAATTAGCCTAGCAAATACAACTAGGAGTGCAGTAAGTGTAAGCATACTAATTGGTGACGATGCAAGCAGTGAAGGGTATTATTTAAAAGATGTATTCTTGCCACCTAACTCAACACTAAAACCGTTAGGACCGGCAGAGAAATTAATTTTAGCACCAACTAACACATTACTATTGCAGTCAAACAAAGAAAACTCAGTTGATGCTGTTATAAGTTACGTAGACATTGTTTAAGGAAAAGTAAATGGCATATATAGGAACATCACAAGAACAATATTTCCTACAAAATGGGGATAGATATTTTTACGGTTTGCGTAGGACTGATAACGGTGAATTATTTTTATCTAAAATAGATCAACTAGATCAAGACGATATGGTACAGATTAATAAGATTGGTGATCCTACACAAAACTTTCCTAACTTTGAACAAGGGCAACAGTTTTTTGAAGGTAGAGATTACGTACATAATTTAGTGTATGAAAATCTTAATTACGAACAATTTAAGCACGATGACAGAGACATGTTTTATTATGTTAATGATGAAGGTGAACTATGTCTAAGAGTTAACGAAGACCACACTTATGATGATGGCTCATCATCAAGCGGCGAAACAGTATACTAGGTAGGAAAAACTAATGGCAGAATTTAACATTGAAAGAATTAGGTTTAGATGGAAAGACATCTGGGCTATTTCTACTCCGTACATAAAAGATGATATTGTTATCTATCAAGGTAAATCATTTGTTTGTTTGATTGGACATACTTCATCAGGTGAAGTTAGTGGTGGATTTTATACAGCCCTAGAACATGCAAATCCTAAATGGGAATTGCAACTTGATGGATTTGTTTGGCGCGGGGATTGGGTTAACCAAACTTATTACAGCACTGGCGAAATGGTTAAATGGGAAGGATATATTTATAGATGTATCACTGCCCACACGTCAAATGTTGTTACATCACAAGGTGTGCATACAGATTACTCAAAATGGACTATTGTTGCATCTGGTGACAAATGGCAAAATGCATGGCAACAAAACTTTTTTTACGATCTAGGTGACGTAGCTATATATAACGGTATAACATATCGTTGTATTGCAAAACATAATTCAGCAGCCACGTTTGCACTTGGACTAGAAGACGATCAAGCGTCATGGGAAATAGTAACACGTTCTGACAATTGGAGAACAGATTGGACTGTAAGCACAAGATATGTTCTCGAAGATGTTGTAAAGTATAACGGTACTGTTTATCGCTGTACAACACATCACGAATCAGCAGCAACTCCTGCACTTGGGCTAGAAGCAGATCAATCTAAGTGGGAACAAGTAATTGATGGTATTGAATACAGATCGACTTGGGCTGCAGGTATTAGATATATAAAAAATGACTTAGTTAAATACGGCGAAACAGTATGGAAATGTACTACTGGTCACACTTCTGAAACATTGTTTAGAACCGATCAAGCATCATCATATTGGACAGCATGGCTTCCAGGGTTTGGTTATGAATTAGTTTGGTCCGAAGCTATAGAATATCAAAGAGGCGATATTGTACTCTACGGCGGCTATGTGTACACTTGTTTAGAAAACAATTTAAATAGTGTTCCTAGTGTAAATGGAATTGTACAAAATACAGGTAACTGGGAACTATTAAAACAAGGTTATAAACACCAAGGTTATTACGCACACGCTTCGTCATACAAAACTGGTGATGTAGTTAGATTGGGCGGATATCTTTATATTTGTATAACTGATGCTCAAGGTTACTATCCAGATACTTCAAATAGATGGCAAATATTAGTTCCAGGACACCAATGGAAAAGTGACTGGGTTGACAATGTAGAATACTTTATTGGTGATATTGTAACGTATGACTCTACTGCTTATTACTGCATATTCCATCATGTCGGAACTGAATCAGACAACCGCCCAGACTTAGATGAAGCTAACGAGAATGAAAACTATTGGGAAGTAATGCTTCAAGGTGTTGCTGGTAACGTAACAACCACTGATGGTGATATTCGTGTAAGAGACTCTAGTCAAACTGAACGACTAGCAATAGGAACCCCAGGTAGCGTACTTAAAAATGTTGGTGGAGACACGATATGGCAAGACTTTGGTCCAGCCGCAAAAGTGTATTTTGTTAGTCCAGGTGGATCCGATGTTGCATCTGCTGGAACAACATCTAATGGTCCGTTCCAAACAATAAAATATGCATGCGATTATATTCTAGCTGATGAAGAAAATAGAACACCTGCAACAGTTTTTATTACGTCAGGAACTTATAACGAAATTCTTCCAATACAAATTCCTAAAAATACGGCATTAGTGGGCGACGAATTACGAAGTGTTACAGTACAGCCTGCTGCATCATACGAAGCAAATAATATGTTTTATGTTAGAAACGGATGTGGCATTCGAAATATGACGCTCAAGGGGTTAGTTGGAACGTTAGGTACTGACAACGCATACGGAACTAAACGCCCGACAGCAGGGGCGTTTGTAAGTTTAGATCCAGGTACAGGCGTAGGTGATACTAGCGTACATATTACAACTAAGTCTCCATATATACAAAATGTATCAACATTTGGTGAGAGTTGTATAGGTATGAAAATTGACGGTGCATTACATAATTCAGGAAACAAATCAATTGTTGCTAATGACTTCACACAAATTATAAGTAACGGCATTGGCATTTGGGCATCAAACAACGGTAGATCAGAACTTGTTAGTGTATTCACTTACTACTGTCATATTGGGTACTTGTCAGACGCAGGCGGCAAACTTAGAGCTACTAACGGAAACAACTCCTACGGATTGTACGGATCTGTCGCTGAAGGATTTGATACAGCTGAAACAGTAATAACTGGAAAAATAACTAACAGAGCTGACCAAGCAACAGCAAACGCTCTTACTGACGATGTAAATAAAATTTTAGCATTAGAATATGCTAACGCAGGTACAACTTATACTCCAGGCAGTTCAGCTGTAACATTCTCAGGACAAGGTACAGGTGCAGCAGCAACATACCAAGAAACTAGAGATGATGGAATTTACGAAGTTAGATTAATGGATCCAGGTGATTCAAGTCTCGCTGGCGGCAACAACTATCAGTACAAACTTAACTATGCACAGGCCGGAAACGCAACTTATATTCAGTTAGCAGCTGCTGACACTGATGGAACTAATGCAAAGTATGCAGGACTAAGGATTTATATTAAATCAGGAGACGGAGTTGGGCAATACGGATATATTTCTAGTTATGACCCTGTTTCAAAAATAGCACAAGTTAGTAGAGATTCTGATGATGCTCAGGGATGGGATCACGTTAAGCCAGGTTGGCCTATAGTAGACCAAATAACAACTTCATCGCAATACAGTTTAGAGCCAAGAGTAACAGCTAGTGATCATACATATGTAGCTACATCAGCAACTGCTCCGAGCAATACTAATTGGTCGCATGTAGTTTGGTTTCCAGCAGGCAACTGTTGGGTTACATTTACTGAAGGGACTACAGTATACTCATCGCACTCAACAGATGGCTTAACATGGAGTGCACCGGTAACTAGATTAGCTAACCACACTGTTACAAAAGTAATATCAGATACTAACGGAAGTAGAGTACTTATTTGTACAACCAACGGTGTGTATGGATTTAATACAGCAAATATATCTAATACTAATGTATGTGGATCAATTAATGCACCCTTTAATACTGTTGATGTTAAAGGCGCAGCGATTAGAGAAGCCACGCAAATTCTTATATACGCTTCAGGTACACATCAACTTTCACGTACTGCTAATTTAAATACAATATCTACTGCTTCTGTTATAGGTGCTTCGGCTGGTGCAACACATGTGTATAAAAAAGTTGCATATGGAGCAGGAATTGGAAGTGCTTCTGACGGAGCATTTGTTGCTATCAACGAAGGTACATCAGGCGGTACAGCAGTTAGTAATACACTTGGAGCAACATTTTACCAGTTCAATGCTGGAGCAGCAAATAGATTACCAGTAGGATATACTGATATAGTATTTGGTAATGGTAGATTTGTTGCAATAGATCCAGGCGATGGCAGTTCATTAACAAAAACAGCAATTAGTTTTGATGGATACACTTGGTACGAGCATAGTATACCCGGTACAACTGATTATTTAAAAATAGAGTACGGCGGTGGAACATTTATGGCCACTGGTACTGGCACACAAATTGCAAAGTCGCAAGACGGAGTTGTGTGGAGAATTACAAGTAATGACAGTACAGACTTTCTTGCTACAGAAACTGCTAATTGGTCTGCACAAGCGTATAGTCCTGCATTACAAAAATGGAGTGTAGTTGCAAGTAATAATGCAAACTTCAATACTGTTTCAGGTTGGGGAGCTACTCCAGTAATTAGAGCAATAATAGCTTCTGATAGAATTCTTGAGTTTAAGATATATGAGCCAGGAAGCCAGTATGCATCAACTCCGACTATTTCAGTATATGATTCTCAAGCAACTGTAAATTCAACACAGATTGCAAGAATTGGAGACGGGGTACTTGGGCAACCAGTATTCAGTAATAATGGAGTAAGTTATATAACTGCATCAGCAACTATTGCTGGAGACGGATATGCTGACTCTTATCACCTTGGCACAACCATTAAACTTGCTGATGTAAGTTTAGTACCTGGACCAGGAGACAACTTAGTTATTAATGGTATTAACGATGTTAACTACAAAGTTTCTAGTATTGTTGCACAATCAGGAACAGCACCAAACTTTGCTATAACAATGACTATTACTCCAAGTCTTGGCAGGGCAGAGACACCAGAACATGATGAAACAATTGTTGTTAGACAGCAATATAGTCAAGTAAGATTAACAGGACATGACTTCTTAGATATTGGATCTGGTAATAAACCAGACACTGACTATCCTGGAAGATATGTTGAAGGATACAGTTCGCTTAATGATCCTAAGCAAGAAAATGAAGTTAGGGAAGCAAACGCAGGCAGGGTATTTTATACTTCTACAGACCAAGATGGTAACTTTAGAGTTGGCGAACAATTTAAAGTAGAACAAGATACAGGTATTATTACACTAAACGCTTCTTACTTTGAATTAACAGGATTGAATCAATTAGCTATTGGCGGTATTGTTGTTGGCGGTACACAAGTAATAATCGAAGAGTTCTCAAAAGAACCAACATTTATTGCTAACTCTAATAATATTGTTCCAACACAAAAAGCAATTGCAGAGTATCTTAATTCAAGAGTGTCAGGCGGTTCTAGTAATGCTAATGCAACAAGACTAGTTGCTGGTGTAATAGCAATTGACACTAACACTATTACAACAACGTCCGGCGGCCCAATTACTTTTACTGCTAGACAACACTTTCACAAGCCAGTAAAAGGTGATATGGCTGCAATGCAGATGTTTGCTCATGGCGGTGACAGCGGAAATGCAAGGACTAATTAATAATGATAAATATATATAAGGTTTATGGAGTGCTAAATGGCTGAGTTTAAATTAGGCAGAATTAGGTTTATATGGAAGGGAACATGGACAACTTCCACTACCTATTATAAAGATGACATCGTTAGAAATGGCGGTAATACATACATATGTATTAAAGGACATAGTGCATTGGCACTATTTTCAACCAACCAGTCAACTTATTGGAATAAGATTTCCGATGGTACTGAATGGAAATCAAACTGGACATTAAATACTCTTTATAAAATTAATGACATTGTTAAGTATGGCAGTTTGTTATATGTTGCAAATACTGAACATCTAAGTGCAGGCAGTGCTGCAGATGGTCTTGAACTTGACCAAAGCAAGTGGGACTTATATGCAGAAGGCTTTGATTATAAAGCCGACTGGACTGTTAACACACGTTACAAAATTAACGACATTGCAAAATACAATGGAACTGTTTATAATTGTGTTACACCGCACACATCGGCAGCAAATTTAGCACTTGGATTAGAAGCAGATCAATCAAAGTGGAATATTTTCTCCGAAGGTTTCTACTGGAGAATGGATTGGTCACAATCAATAAGATATCGTGTAAACGATCTTGTAAGATATGGCGGACAAATATATGTTTGTAATGAAGGCCATACTTCTGCACTTCTTGCAAATGGTCTAGAAAATGACCAAAGCAAGTGGGACTACTTACACAAAGGTATTGAATATAAGAACGAATGGGCATCAGTTACACGATATAAAATTAATGATATTGTTAAGTATGGCGGCGGTACTTGGATTTGTACAACGTACCACACTAGCCAAGCTACGTTTGTAGCAGATGAATCTAAATGGGCACAGTTTGTAGAAGGTTTAGAATTTGAAGATACATGGAGCGGAACAGCTACATATCAACCAGGTGACTTTGTTACATACGGCGGCTATTCTTACGTATCTAAAACTAATAACATAGGCAACGGTCAGCCATCAACTAACACAACAGATTGGTCTTTATTTACAACTGGATTTAGACATGCCCAAGATTGGGGTGACGATAGTGCAGCAGAAGAATATGCAGTTGGTGATGTAGTAAGACTTGGCGGATTTACATACCTATGTATATTAGATCATACTGGTCAACGTCCACCAAATGTTACATATTGGGAACTACTTAACGAAGGCTTCAAGTGGAAAAATACTTGGCTTGACGCAACACTTTATGACAAAGGCGATTCAATTAGACATGGCGTAAACAGCTATGTTTGTATACTTGCACACACATCGGCTGCTGCATCTAATAGACCAGATCTTGATAGCGGTACATATTGGAATTTGTTAACTGCTGGCGCAGAATCAGGCAACTTAACAACACAGGGCGACTTAGTTTACTATAGTGGCTCAGGTCCAACAAGACTACCAATCGGCGAAGTAGGGCAAGTACTAAAAGTAAACTCAGCAGGAAATGCTCCTGAATGGGGATTCTTTGGATCGCTTGCAAATGTGTACTATGTACAAAATACAATTGGACAAGACAGTCCTGCAGGCGCATACGGACTTACATTAGATAGACCTTGGAAATCATTGCAGTATGCAACACAGCAAGTGTTAAATGGTGCAGAAAGACCAAATGCTGGATGGCTACTTAAAAGAAATAGAAACTTTATTGCAGAAGAAATTCTACAATGGGTTATATGGAATATTGCAAATCCATCAGGTATATGGGCAAGTTTTACTTTAGATAGTGCAGCATCGTGTCGTAGAGATATGGGACAAATTGTTGATGCAATAGTCTATGATTTAACACATGGTGGAAACCAACGTACAAGAGCAGCAGCAAATTCGTACTTTGACTCAAGCGGAAACTTACTTACAGTAGTAAATGACGAAAAACTTCAAACACTAGCTGCAATTAATTACGGACTAACAGTTATAGATAGAGTGTTAAGTAACTTAGCACCAGCTACAAACTATCAAACAACAAACAGTTTTTCTCCAGCACATCCGCAGATAATTGATGCAACTTATCTTGAAGAAACTGATGCACAATCGCAATCAAATCTGCTAATAGGAATTATCACAGATGCAATTAGTGCAGAAGTAAACACCAACGTACCAAAAGCACATATTCCAAATAACACAATTTATGTTAAGAGTGGAACACTTGTTGAACATACACCGATCCTTGTTCCAGCTTATACTGCAATTGTTGGTGACGAACTACGTTCAACTAAAATTACACCAGCAGGCGTAATAACAGGAGCAGCCGATGTTCCAAAGAGTATAGCGGCTATTGCAAGATTACAAGCTATTATGTCCTCTATTGTTACTAACGCTAGTGTAACAAAGTCAGCAGGTAACTCAGCAAGTCAAGTAACTACACGAGTTGCAGGTAGTGCTGGAGCAGGCACAGCAGCAACAAACTTGCTTCAAGAATTGCAAGACTATATTGACTATCGTGTTAACGGTGTTGCAGGCGACTCTACAGTTCCAACTACTAGAGGAACAAATACTCCTGTCACAGCAACTGGTTTTGTTTTTGCAACAGAATGTATTGAAGCAAACAGAGCTTTCTTAGTTGCTGAAGTGCATGCATTTATTGCTGCAACTTACCCAAGTTACACATATACTATTGCAGCTTGTACAAGAGATGTTAATAGATACTTAGACGCTATCATTTATGATATAATATACACAGGCAACTGTAGAACTTTAAGTGCAGCAAAACTTTATGCTAATTCCGTAAGCGGTTGTTTAACTGAAGACATGTTCTACATGCGTAATGGAACAGGATTAAGAAACTGTACACTAAGCGGATTAACAGGATCATTAGGTAGTGCAAACTCATACGGGACTAAACGTCCAAGTGCAGGAGCATTTGTAAGTTTAGATCCAGGATATGGCCCAGCTGATTCAGATGCATGGATTGCTACAAGATCACCTTATGTACAAAACGTAACAACATTTGGAACTGCATGTATTGGTCTAAAAATAGACGGAGACTTACATGACGGAGGCAACGACTCAATTGTTGCTAACGACTTTACACAGATTCTCGATAATGGTATTGGCGTATGGGTTACTAACTTAGGCAGAGCAGAGCTTGTAAGTGTGTTCTCATACTACGGTCATATTGGTTACCTAGCAGAGAACGGCGGCAAAATCCGTGCTACAAATGGTAACTCATCATACGGTGACTTTGGTGCTGTAGCAGAAGGTGTTGACGCTACAGAAGTTCCAGTAACTGGTACAGTAGATAATAGATCAACAGAAGCTAACATTGTAAACGTATTAACAGACGGAAATCAAATATTATTATTTGAATACTCAAATGCTGGTTTAAATTATGCAAATGCCGATACAACAATTAGTACTTCCGGCGGTGAGAATAATGCAGTAATTAGTGCAGAAAATGTTTATAACGGTGGTGTATACGAAGTAAGATTAATGGATCCGGCTACTAACTTAGGTGGTGCAGGATATGTTACATCAACGAACACTGCACAACTTGGTACAGCAACACAAATTACAATTAGTAATACTGATGGTAGTTTAAGTGCAACATACACAGGAATGGCTATTTGGATTGTCGCCGGCACAGGCGCTGGACAGTATGGCTACATTGATACTTATACAGCAGGAACTAAAATAGCTACTGTACTTAAAAGTAGTGATGGCACCTCGGGTTGGGATTCTGCTATTGGAGCAAGTATTGTATCAGCACTTGATGCTACAACAGAATACGTAATTGAACCAAGAGTTGTGTTTAGTGGCGGCGGCGTAAGTGCATATGCAGATATTGCAAAGGCACGTGCTAAAGTATCAGATGGAAAAATTGTAGGATTTAGAATTTGGCATCCTGGCACAGGATATAGCTCACTACCAACAATAACAATTACAGATCCAAACAATACAGTTGACGTACCGCACTTAGTTAGAACTGGTGACGGGGTACTTGGGCAACCAACATGGTCTAATAGAGGAACATCATATGTAACAGCAACAGCTACAGTAGTGTCAGCAGTTGGTTACGCAGACTTCTATCAACCAGGCGGTTATATTAAAATGACTGGTTTGACAGAACAGCCAGTACCAGGTGCAAACGTAGAAATTGCTGGCATACCAAATATATGGTATAAGCTAGTTGGAGTTACTGGAGTTACCGGTGGAGCAGGAAACTACTCGGCACTATTGCAAATTAGTCCAGGAGTAAGTGTTACTGATGCCCCGGAACAAGACGAAGGTATAATTATAAGAAGAAGATATAGTCAAGTACGATTAACAGGACATGACTTCTTAGATGTAGGCACAGGCGGATTTACTACTACTAACTATCCAGGAGTACCTAGTGTAGTAGCTGATCAACTAGACGAAACTAAAGACTTTGGAGGAGGTAGAGTATTTTATACTTCTACAGACCAAGATGGTAACTTTAGAGTTGGCGAGTTGTTTAGTATTGAACAGTCGACTGGTAGAGCAACACTAAATGCTGATGCATTTAACGTAAGTGGTCTACAAGAATTACAACTTGGTGAGTTATCATTAGGTGGTACTAGTGCTACTATTACTGAATTTTCAACTGATGGAACGTTTACAGCCAACAGTGATAATATTGTCCCAACACAGCGAGCTATTAAAACTTATATAGCAAGTCAAATTGGTGGCGGTGCAGGTGAACTAAATGTAAACTCAATAACAGCGGGGCAAGTGCATATAACTGGATCAACTATATCACATACTACTGACGCTGAGATAAATATAACAACACAAGTAAACTATACAGGTGGAGTCAGCGGGTCGCCGGTTGCACTAAATATGTTTATACAAGCTTAATGGAGAAATAACAAATGGCCACAGGAAGAATAGGAACAGCGGATTTAAGTGCCGCAACTGATACTACTATTTACACTTGCCCAAGCCTTCACTACACTGTTGCTAGTGTGTCGATGACAAATAGGAGCAATGTGCCTGTTTTGGTCAGATTAGCAGTTTGTGACACTAGTACACCGGGTTTGGATGAATACTTAGAGTACGATGTTGAATTACTACCAAAAAACGTGTTAGAACGTACTGGTATTATCTTAGACGCATCAAAGCTGATTGTAGCATATGCAAGCACAACAGGCATTAGTGTCGTTGCGTTTGGTATTGAGACATCGGCATAAATATATAAAAGGACAATACAATGGGAAGATATTTAACAAGCACACTAAACTACGCAACAACTAACGTTGTTACTGGTACTAGCGTAACAGCCAAAGCAAATGATAGAATTTTATGCACAGCAGGAAGTATTACAATTACGCTTCCAGCAAGCCCAACAGAAAATGACACAATACAAATATGTGACATTAGTGGGACAGCAGGTTCTGCAAATATTACAGTAGCTAGGAATGGTGAAGAGATTCAAAACTCTGCAACTAACTTAACTATTGATATCAACAATGCTGCACCGGTACTAGTTTATTCCGGTTCAACATACGGTTGGATTCTAGCTGGCGCATAAGGAGAATTTGAGATGTCAACATTAACAGGACTACTATCTGACTTAGCACCGGCCCTTATCGGAAACGTGCCTACTAGATTAAAAATATACCATACGTCAATGAATGATCCTGCTAATGGAGGGTGTTGTTGTTTATGGACTGTTCCGGCAGGAATAACTTCAATAGTATTTGAATTATACGGCGGCGGAGCAAGTGGAAATGACGGTTGTTGTTGCTCATTCTCATCATACGAGGGCACCAGCGGTAGTTGGACATATAAAAGAATAGACACTGTTGCAGGTTGCCAATACAGACTTTGTGCAGGTAGCTCAACATCATGTGCATATAATGTTAGTAATGTAGGGTGTACAGGTTGTTCAAGTTACGTATATGATGTAACAGCAGCTTCTGTTATTGCATGTTCCTGTGGCGGAGACGCTGGATCTCAGCAGCCCGGATTTACAAGTCCATATGGTAACTACACTTGTTGTTATGGAAGAATTCAAGCTGGATCATCAAGTGGTAACCATGGGTTAGGTGACGTAACAATAGGCGGTATGGGCGGTACAGGTATGCGAAATACTTACTGCCATACTAATTATTATATTTGGCAGTCAGGCGGATTTAGACAGCCAGGAAAACGTAACGAAGATTTATGTTCATGTTGGCATCAAGAAGGTCGAAATGTTATGTGTACTAGCGGAAATCCTTTTACAGGACAAAGTTTTCCAGGCGGACCTGGAACATCAGCAATTGCATGTGGAGGCGTCCATTACAACGGACAACCTGGATCAGGCGGACAAGTTATTGTGATGTATCAATAAATATAGAAATATTAGCGAGGAAAGATAAATGGCAGAGAATACTACAGCTACAAAAACGTTTACATACAACTTACCAAATAAGATGTATGACTCAAGTGATAGTGATGGTCTAACAGCAAGTGCTACCTATGTAGGTTTTGATAGAGTTTACGTATTTGTTGACTCAGATGGAGATCATGTAGGTAAACGAAATAGAGCATTAACAGAACTTACTGCTGCAGATGACGGTGCGATTGTACCAGAACCAGACGGCACGACTAGAGTCGAAGTTACACTAGAAGATGACCCATTGATTTTGGCACTTTTTAGAGTCCAAGGATCAACTATTACTACAAATAACCAAACTACAGTTACAGAAACATACGGTGATTATACTGTTTCGTATAATAATAAGCCTGAAGTTCAAGAAACATATGTTGATGAAGATTCACTAGTTTATAACTTAGAAACTGAGGCCTGGAATACTCCAGCGTATAAATCCTCTCCAAGTACATGGGCAATGGTAATAGAGAGCAGAGATGCAATGCTAGAAGGCAGCGATGGAAAGATTAGTCCAGATATGCCAACAGCAGTTAAAGATCCGTGGATTGCATATAGAGCAGCACTTAGAGCATTGCCAACAGTATACAAAAAAGGTGAGTCCGACGAAGTTGAGTCGTGGAAAGTACAATATCCATTTTCACCAGATACAAAGACGGAGTAAACTATGTCAGCACTTAAAACAATGTTACAATACGGCGGCGCATCAGGCACAGCTAACATCGATTCAATGGTCGTGTATGCTACTAACGTAGATGTCCAGGAAAACGGAGGATGTTGTTGTTTATGGACAGCTCCAGCTGGGGTTACTTGGGTAAGTGTTGAAATGTGGGGCGGCGGTGGCGGAGGCGCAGGCAACTGTTGCTGTCATTTTGGTACTTCAGGCGGCGCAGGAAGTTATTCAAGAAAAATTGTTGATGTTACAGCTGGACAAGCTTACAGATTTTGTGCAGCTGGTTCAACGTATTGTTCAAATGATCGACATGTTGGCTGTGTTGGATATCCAACTTACCTTTATGGCGAAACTGAAGCCATTAACATGGCATGTGCAAGTGGAGGCAAAGTAGGCTGCAACTTTTGTTGGGGAGCTATTGGCACTACGTACATGGGATGTGCATCATACCAATGCGGTTCCTATTGTGGTGGAATGGGAATGTGTGGAGCAACAGGCGCACACAAAGGAACAGCATTTTGTTCAGGAACAGCATGGACATGGGCACCAACGCCAGCATTTACTGGAGACTTTTATCGACCAGGTAGAGATGCATGTTCGGGTTATTGCTGTGGATGTGGCACGATGGGCTACGCACACTTTCCGGGATCTGGCGGTGCAACTTCTTCATCTCACAATAGCTTTCACGGATGTGGAGCTGCTGGCGCAGGTGGATTAATTATTGTCAACTGGCAACTGGAATCATAATGGAGAATAATACCCAATGACAGCTTTAAAAGATTTATTATACGGTTACGAGGCAGGCTCCTCAATTAAACCAAAAGAATTTATGATTGAGAACACTAATAAGTGGCTAACCCAAAACGGAGGCTGCTGCTTATTATGGACTGTTCCAGCAGGATCAACTCACGCAGTTTTTGAAGTGTGGGCCGGTGGTGCAGGCGGCGGCTTTAGCTGTTGTTGCACACAAGGTGGTTCAGGCGGAGGTGGCGGATATGCCATGTACGAATCTGACGTAGCAGCTGGCGATACTATTAGATTATGCTCAGCAGGAACAACTGGTGCTAATATGGGCGGCTGTGCTGGATGTACTGGGTGTAATTCAAATATATGCAGAAATAATGGTTCGTCTTCTTGGTGCGGTTGTGTTCAAGGCGGCATCCAGGCTGCTAGATATCCGCGATGCCACTTATCGATTAGTTGTTATAGTTGTTGCTCTATGTGCGGCTGTTGTAACGCTATATACACAGGCGGTTCAGGACTATCATTATTAGAACAGTCAAGCGGAACAAGTGGAATGTACAACAGTAGCCAGTTTTGTGTAGAAACAGGTTGGCAAATTATGGGCGGAGCATACGGAACACCTACTCCTCGACCACAAGGTTCGTCAACATGTTGTAATAGTTGCTACGGCGGCATTTGCGGAAGCTATACTAGCTGTTGCGGACAAGCATGTATGAATGCAGGATTTCATCCAGGCGGCGCAGGGCTTACTGCCTGGACTAATGACGGCACATGCAGATGTGGCGGCGTTGGCGGTGGCGGCTTAATTTACGTAGTATACTGGTAAGGAATAATCATGGCTATAACAACAATTACAAGACAACTTACATACGGGTTACCGGACGATATCTATCATCAAACACAAGAGGATGGTCTAGAAGCTACTGTGTATTATAAAGGCCCAAACAAACGATATATTTGGGTTAATTCTATTACAAATAAAATTATTGATATGATTGATGAAGATACTGGTGAAGGAATATTCACAGGAGAAATAGCTTTTCCAGAAAGAGAAGCTTATCTAGTTGAAGTAGATGCTGAATCTAGTGATCAAAATGATCTTTTATTATGTGCTTTGTTTGGTGGTGTAGATCCTCTTTCAATTCCTGACATTGAAGAAGATGTTCCAGGTCAAACTGAAAAGTATATAAGAGACAAATATCCAATACCTGATCACACATATGAGAAAAGAGAGATTGAATATTCACCTAATGCACAACAATGGGTTACACCGTTTCCTTTTAGACAGCCTATAATGACTTGGGAAGAAAAGCTTATATATAGAGATAATGCTTTAATGAAT